ATGTTCCGGCTTGCTTCTTCTGGTTCATTTCCGCAATCTGGTTTTCCAGATATTGTTTGAATGAAGCACCGCCTTTCAGCAAGTTTGCAAACTGTGTGTTCGCCACATCTTCGCCCAGATTCCTTACCCAGCGGAAATACAACTCATACTGCTGTTTCTTGTAGGCAATTTCACCGTCAAACAGCTTGTTTTGTTCTCTCTGGTAGCTGGTATTCTCAATGCTTCTTCTCTCATCGAATCCCTCTTGCTCCGTTGCAGTCAATCCGCCTTTTCCGGCTGCTTTACGGGCTTTCTCCAGTTCCCTTTCCTCACGGTCTATGCGATCCAGATTCTCTTTATGCTGTAAGTCCAACAAGGCTTTCCGTTTCTCATACCCATCTTCCATGATAGAGATCCGTGCCTCTTCCAGCTTGCGATCCGCTTCCAGTTGCTTATCTCTCAAAGGATCTGCATTATTAGCCTGTTTGGTGGAAGTCTTTGGCAACCTCGCTTCAAGCCCGTTTATGGTTTTAGTCAGTTCCTTGTATTTGGCACTGTTGATAACCACATTGGAACGCTCTTCTTTTAGTTGCTTGATACGCTCGTTTATGCCCGATTCCGTGTTAAGGTTGGCAGTCTTGGTGTCCCTTGCGCCCGTTAGCTCATCCATCAGCTTTTTAAGGCTCTGTAGTTCCGTTGTGTCCGCCTCAACCTTGACTTTCTTTGCATTGAGCGTATCAATTTGTGTTTGGGTTTCCTGTATCTTCTTATCAAGCTCTTCAAAGGACATACTTACATAGTCCACGCTGTCAGTTACTGGCGTGGCATCCTTTGGGGAAAAATAGGCACTAAGGCTATTATCAACTTGGTTAATAGCCTCGTTCATTTCCTTAGCCTTGTTGATCTGTGAGGTAAGGTAGGATTCAACTATACCCTTGAATCCTGCTATCTCCGCATCGGTGGCTTTTGTCGCTGCCTTTGTGGAGTTCAATATGCTTGCTACTACATCATTGTATTGCTTGGTGAAAGCATCCCCGGACATGGAAGCCAGTAATTTTGCGTTATCCTCAATCTGGCTTCTTATGGCTTCCTGTACAGCACCTCCCATGTTCCGTATGTTTTCAGAGGCTTCATATATCGGAACTTCGTATGAATCTCCACCAGTGCTACGGTTCGTTACCGTCCTTGTCTTTCCAGTATCATAGCTTGCGCTCCCCAGATTCTTTATGAAGTTTGCATAGTTTTCATCCGACTTCTCCAGATATTCCTGTAGTTCCTGCTCGACATACTTAGCCTTGATTTTTTCGGCTGTAGTCTGCTGGATTGCGGCTGTCAGTTCTGCATACTTCAATTTTTGCTCATCAATGGTGGCATTCTCATCCAGCAAGGTTTTGTTATACTCCTTGCAAATCGCATTCACCTTGCGAATGGCATCACCATGCGTTTTTGTACCTTTCTCTGTGTTGCGGAGAATGGCAAACAGCAAATCCAGATTATCAATCTGCTTTTTGGTGGTGTCCTGAAATTCTCCCATTGCATCGGTGGCTTCCTCTTCGGAGCTTTTGAACAACGTGAGCGCACTAACCAGCATCCCAACCAGTGAAAGAATCCACCCGATAGGATTGCTCTTCATGGAAGCCCAAAGAGCTTTCATTGCAAGGGTGGCTTTCTTCGTGATTGATGTTAGTGCAGTCGTAACAGCACCTTGTGTTGTCTTTGCCGCTGTGTCCGCTACAGAAGCGGCTGTAGCCTGTTTTGTGGCTGTAGCCTCCAACTGCTTGCGTTTGGTGTATAAGTCCGTTTGAGCGGCTAATGCGGCTTTTCTGGCGGCACTCTGGTTGTCCTGTGCTGCCTCCAGTTTCTTTTCAGCCGTTGCAATTCTGGTGGCATCCCCGGCTTGCCTTGCCCAATACAATTCATACCGTGCCATTTCGGTTGCTTGCATGGCAGAAACAGCCGTTTGTTTGGCGGATTCCATCTTTTGTGCTGCCGCCTTGACATCGGTACGCATAGCCTCCAGAGTGGCGGCATTGTTCCTTTGCTTCGCTGCCACTTCTTGCTCCAGAGCGGCACGATATACGGCACTCTTAGCCGATAGGTCGGTTTTGCTAAGTGCCTCCCTTTGTTCAACCGTCAATACAGAGGTAGCCACTGCCTCATAATTGGCAGAGGAAGTGGTAAGGTTAAGGTTTGATAAGTATTCCTGCTGTTGGGCTGTCAATAACTGCTGTATGGTGGCAATGCGGAGTTTCTTTACCAGATTGGCTTGCTCTTCCGCTGTAAGTTCCTTTTGCAAGGCGGCAACATGAGCCTGTTGTGCGGCTGTCATAGCCTTTGTTTGGGCTGCTGTTTGTCCCGTTATGTTGGCTTCCGCTTTCAGTAGGGCGATCTTTGCCTGCTTAACGGTATTGTCTATCATGGCAACACCCGTGTAGCCCTTTGTTGCAAGGGTATTCAGCACGATTGCCGCTTTATAGCTTCCGTAAGCAATGGTAACAGCCTGTACGATACGGATAATCTGATCCATATTCTCCACAAGGTCTATCGCACCCTGAATAGCCCCAGTGAACAAATCCTGATTATCCTGTCCGATCTTGTTGAGCGCACTATCCCAAGCATCGCCCAAGTTGGAAAGCATACCAGTAAGCGACTTACTTTGCTCTTGCATGAGGTTGAAATAAATACCGCCCTCACTGGTCATGTTCTTAAATGCCTTTTCAACTTCCGGGAATCCAACTTTTCCCTCCGTTACCAGCTTGTTCAGTTCTTGCCTGTCTGCGTTAAGCACCTTGCCCAACTCTTCATAGATAGGAATACCACGCCCGGCAAACTGGCGAATATCCACCGTGTATGCCCTGCCTTGCGATCTCAATGTGCCATACAGATAGATAAGATCACCAAGTGGCGCACTCACACCAGAAGCCACGTTTCCAAGCATCACGATCTCATCTACCACGCTTTCCACATTCGAGCCGAAAGCAAGCATCTGTTTTGCGCCTTGCGCTATGCTGGTAAGGTCAAACGGAGTTCTGGCGGCTGTATCTACCAGTTGCGACATAAGCACCTGTGATTTTTCGGTACTTCTCAACATGGTATTGAAAGCCAGTTCAAGTTGCTGGAACTGCCCACGCACTTGCACTATGCTTTGCACAAGGCTCATCATTCCTTGCCCAACAAGGTAGGAAACAATATATCTCGCTCCGTTTTGCGCAAAGGTCAGAAACGATTGCTCCATGCGGTTTGCTTCCAGCACGGCATTATCAGAAGCGTTTTTGATATAACGCCCCATCGCTTCGCTTGATACCTTGAAATCATCTATATCAAGAGTGGCTTTGAATGCTAATGCTCCACCTATATTTTCCATACTAAATTAAACCTTTGACATAGTTCTTAATATCTTCTTTCGTTTTGAGTTCCCTATGGATAACCTTGCCTCCCTGCGGTGGTTTCGGAAACCCGTTCTCATCCGTTTCTGTTTTCGGCATCGGCTTAGTCTTTGCCATATCCGCCAACATGATCTCTACATTCATCCAAGAGATACCCCAGAGCAAGTAATCATAGCTCCAGCCGAATAGTTTCAGCAATTCCGCACGATTACCCCACGGGCTGTTTAGCCCTGTTACTCTATCATATCCGCTCTGCTCTTCGGTTTCGTTGTCCCTACTTCCCGTATTGATATGATAGAGGACGTAAAACCCCCGGCATTCATCATCTGGCTTATCACATCGGCAAGCTGCTTCAAGCGTGGTACGGTCAGATGCTCAATGAAGAAGTCACGGAGTATCTTTGTCTGTTTGCTTACGGGATTGGTGATTGAGCCGTTGTTGATTACTGCAACTGCGGCTATCTCTGCCATGAGGGAAATGTACTTGAAATACTTCTTAGCCTCTTGCGTGGGCTGTTCCTGTATCTTTTCCTCATTGAGTTCTATTTGTAGGTACAGTTTCCTCAAATAGTCAATAGTACCCAGATAGAGCGGCTTTATATGGAACTGGCGCATATACACCTCAACCATCTTTCCCTTATCGGTGTCCGGCAATTCCATCACAGAAACATTCCAATCTTTCGGAATCCGTCTGTCATGCCATACCTTGACATGGTTAGGAAAATGTTTGTTCCACCAGCGTACCCACTTAGGCGGCTTCACCGGGTCAATCTTCAAAGGCACGGAGAATTTAACTCCCATCTGTATTAGTGCCTGTATCGCTTGCTCTTCTATTTCAAGCTGCTGTTCTCTTGTTAGTTCTTTGGGCTTCTCTTCCATAGACATTGCTGTTAAAAAGAAAGCCCCCTACGTTGCTTGCAGGAGGCTTTCCTGTTACATTTTAGCATCAGGTTATGAGCCTTTGGTCGGATCGTCCATTGATTCATCAACTTCTAACTCTGCCTGATACTGAATTGTCATCGGCACAAGGCAGATACCCGTCTTTGAGTAGGTGATCTCGAACTTCGGAATGATACGGGCATTGGCGCATCCAACGAAAATACCCTCTTCCGGCTGCTGCCAAATTGCCCATTCCTTGTAAGGCAACTTCTTCGGTCGTTTCCACTTTCTTGCTCCTTTCACTCCGTCGATAGTACCACCGAAATATCTGGCAAGCAATTCCAGATCAGGATCCATCAGCGAAAGGTTCACCGTTGTTTCGGTTTCGCCAACCTGAGTAAGTTTTCTGTTGGATGTTTCAGACTTATGTACGGTGGTTTCCGGGTCGGAATCCACAAGCTGACAAGTGTCCTGATACACATCGCCAAGATCTTTCCAATCCGTACCTTTTGCTGGCATAGTGCCATCTTCTTTTGCATCGGCTACATAGATCTTCTTTAAGCCCATTGCTGTATATACTGGCATAGTCGTAAAATTTTATTGGTTCAACTTCTTTTCTCTAACTGTTATCTCCAAAGCGATAGAAACAAAGTGTTCGTTATGTTCCGGCTCTTTGATAGGGGGATTGATCAAACCGATATTCCAGTTGTAACCGCTCCCTTTCTCGTAGTGGTTCTGAAGCACTGCAATCACTTTTTTCCTTATTGCTATCAGTCTTTGGTAGTCTATCCTATACACGGGTGGATTCTTGCGCTTGCTCACTATGTCCGGCACATGAATGTTTACGTTGATTTGCCCGAAACGCACGGATTCCTCACCGTCTATCGCATGGGGTACTATAATCACATCTTCTTTGCTGTAGTCGTTACGCTCGTAGTCAATGCTGCCTGTAATCATGGTTTTTACCTCACTTTCCATCAGCATTTGATACACCCGTACCGCTATTTCTTCCGTTGTAATCATAACACACCTCCGAATAATTCATTTGCCTTTGCCTTAGCTTTAGCCATAAGCGTATTCATGGCGGCTGGAAAATCCTTTTTGGCTTTCAATTCCGCTGGCAGAATCACATTGTACCCCTTAGCCTCAACGTAGGCTGCGTAATTCATTCCTGCTACTATAATGAGAGAGAAAGCATCCGGCAAGCTGTTAGCCATCTGCATAGCCACTTTAAGGCTTGCTTTAGCTCCCTCATTGTTAGGCTGGTTTTCCCCACTAAAGTATTCCAGTTTCTTGTTACGCACTATCGCATAGGATATAGAGTTTGTGAGGTTTCCCGTCCTGTCTATATAGCTGTGCTTCTCCTTAGCGTACTTCACAAGGCTTTCGCCAAGAAACTTCAATAGGTATAGTGTGGCGTTTTCAAGCCTTACTTGAAACGCTGCCACTGCCTTTGAAATGACACTGCTATGATTGTTAGTCGGAACTATCCCCATATCTCAATGTATCTTCTGTTAAGATTATCCACGCCTTGAATCTCGAAAACTGCCACCTTGCCATCCTCACTTGTGATCTGTACTGGCGTTGCAATATCCAGATTTCCTTTGAAGCACTTTGGTATAAGTACATCGTAAGTGTACTGGTGCATTTGCCCGTCTGTACCTATCTTTTGTTTGGCTGGCACGAATGTTTCTATCTGGCACTCGCAACCGTCCATCCAGTCGCCCGTTTGAGGCTCTGAAACAATAAACCCGGTATTCGGATCTATTTGCTCATCCTGAATTTCCTTGTATTTGAAAGTACCGTTATATCTCATGGCTACCACATATTAGATCCGTCCGTGATAGACGGGACTTCGACAAACTCCGAGGCATCCAGACCGTTTTCACTGCAAATAGCCTTGATACGCTTCTTTAGCTCATCCACGCTATACCCTTGTGAGGATTTGCCCATGCTGTCACTTGTGAGGACAACCATTTTCTTTAGCACCTTGATAGCGGCAATGGCAATAGGTTTCCTATCCGTTTCCGCATCGTATTCAGCATCAGAATTGCCCACATTCGCATCAGCAAGAGCCTTTTTCAGCGCAAGAGGACTTGGCGTATATGGTTCAAGTTCACCGATCAGAGCATCGTATTTTGTCAAATTTCCCATCTTAGACCTCCTTGTTAAGTATTTCAGAGAGTGAAGCGGCTTGCTCTTCCGTCAGCTCATCCAGCTTCTTTGAAACACCTTTTACTCCGGCATTCTTTGCGGCTGGATTACCTATTTCTTCAAGTGCTGCTTTCACCTCATCAAGTCCGTATTCTTTCTGCTGGAATGAGATTGTTTCAGGCTTCTTCTCATCCGCCTTTTCATCATTCCCATCATCAACAGAAGTAATCTCACACATACCACGCTTCACAAGGTCGTTTACCCTGCTTAGGTCGTTTGTGGTAAGAAGATCGCCAGACTTGTAAATAGTCTGGTGATCATTCTTATCTCTGAAAGGCTTTAATACTACCAGTTTCATAGTTTAGCCCTCCATAAGAGCATCAATGCCCTCAAACTCCTGCTTGGTGCAATACATACGCTCGTTTCCGTTGGCATCTGCCGGGATCGTCTTTTCGGAAATGCCTCTTACCTGCATACAGATAATGGCATTAATATCCGTAATGATAGGCAGCAAGCGTCCAGATCCTTGCGTAACTTCACCTGCTACCTGACCAGTGGATTCACCAGTACGCCACTTGGCGATACGGATTCCGTTACCAGCGTTCATGTAGTCCACATCGTCCTCTTCCATGAGTTCGCTGTCCTCAATAGACGGCTGGATTTCACCGATAACTCCGGCTGGCTTGATACAGATAAAGTTGTGATTCCACGGCTCAACAGATCCACGCTTTCCGTCTTTGTCCTGTCCCATCTTACGGGTGACAACCGTAATGTTCGGGATTTCGTTTTCACCCAAAAGGCTTTCAAGTTGGGTTTTGGTGACGGTCTGCGCCTGTTTGTCGTTTCCATGCACCAGCAAGCGTGTGGTCTGATCCATACGCAACCAGTAGTAGAGATCCTGCGACATCAGGATTTCGCCCGGCTCAATTCCCCTCTGGCGGAGATCGGCACAAATGGCAGCAAGCATCAGTACAGGGCTTAACTTGCCTGCCTTAGTGTTTGCCGTAGTCCAGTTGAAAGCCGAAATGAGCTTGTTAGCCTCATCCATGTTGTAGTCGATCTCAAACTCCCTACCACCCGGATTGTTGATAGCTGGTTTGAACTGTGCAACACCCCAGTTGGAGAATGCCATAAGCGCAATGAAGTCCATGACATCTTTGCAGCCCAGATAGGCATCCTGCACATCCGCTTTGAGCGTCTTTTCGATCTCCCTAACCTTTTGAGCCTCCGAAAGACGGGGATTCTCGTACACTTCCATCAGCTTGCGATAGGTACGGGCTGGCATAAAAAACTTGTGACCCACACGGGGTATTTCCTTAGTCCAAATATCGAAGCCGTCAGAGCGTCTTTGAGGGGTAGGTGATTCATCAGCAAGCAGCGTAGC